GTGCGCGTGCTGACTTCCCCCGTGTAGGAGAGGAGATCACTCATGGCATACGAGATTCCCGGGACGCAGATCACGCTGGAAGCCGCAGCGGACCTGTCGGCCCACCAGTTCAAGTTCGTGAAGCTGGACAACACCGGCAAGATTGCGGCCATGGCCGCCGACACTGACATTCCGGTGGGCATTCTGCAGGACAAGCCTGCGGCAGCCGGACGTGTCGGTACGGTCATGGTCGATGGCATCAGCAAAGTGTCGTCGAACGCGGGCCTGACGGCGGGCAACCTGGTCGGCTCCAGTGCCGATGGACAGGCCGCCGCCTACGCGAACGGCACCGACACCACCAAGTACGTGGTGGGCCATGTCCTGGTCGGCAGCGGCGGGGCCGATGGGTTGGCCACGATCCTGTTCGATTGCAAGGTCCCGAATCGCGGCGCGTAATCTGACGGACGTCCCGCAACTCGGCCATGACGGAACGGACCCTGCAACTGCACTTGGTGCTCATCCGGTTGGCCAAGGGCATGTTGAGTAGCTGGGAGCATTGGGTCAAAGAACAACTGACCGCGTTGCGGTCGCCAACGAAGAACGAGGAGCCACCATGCTGATTCGCAAGGCACAGCCCACCGTGCAGGACGTGCACGTGGACGCGATGCTGACGAACATCTCCATCGCGTACATGCAGTCCCAGGACGCCTTCATCTCGTCGAAGGTGTTCCCGGTTGTCCCCGTGGACAAGCAGTCGGACAAGTACTACACCTTCCCGAAGAACGACTGGTTCCGTGACGAGGCCAAGAAGCGCGCCGACAGCACGGAGTCGGCGGGCGGCGGCTACACGCTGTCGTCGGATTCCTACTTCTGCGACGTGTGGGCCTTCCACAAGGACGTCGGATCGCAGACCCGCGCCAACGCCGACCAGCAGATCAACCTGGAGCGCGGCGCGGTGCAGTTCGTGACACAGCGCCTGCTGATCCGGCAGGAAATCCAGTGGGTGACGGATTTCTTCACCACCAGCAAGTGGGGCACGGACCTGACCCCCTCGAACCTGTGGAGCAACTACGCGACGTCCGACCCGCTCGAAGACGTCGAGACGGCCAAGGAAACCATCCTGTCCACGACCGGCTTCATGCCGAACACGATGGTGATGGGCTACCAGGTGTACCGGAAGTTGAAGAACCATCCGGACATCATCGACCGCATCAAGTACACCACTGCCGAGAACGTCACCCCGGCGTTGCTGGCCAGGATGTTCGAGATCGACAACCTCTACATCTCGAAGTCCATCAAGGCCACCAACAACGAGGGCGAGACGGCGGCCTATGCGTTCACGCACGGCAAGCACGCGCTGCTGTGCTACGTGAACCCCAGCCCGGGGCTGATGCAGCCGTCGGCGGGCTACACCTTCGCGTGGACCGGCGTGTCGGGTGCGCTGGGCGCGACGGTGGGTGTGGACAGCTTCGAGATGCGCAAGATCAAGGCCGTGCGGTACGAAGCCGAGATGGCGTTCGACAACAAGGTGGTGGCCTCCGACCTCGGCTACTTCTTCAACGGCGCGGTCGCCTAACCTTCGGCAGCGACGGGCGCGGCCGGTCGGCGGGCGGGGGTTGACGTGGCGGCGGCACCCCCGCCCGACGATCACACGACAGGAGCACATGCATGGCCATCCATCAGTTGACACGCGGAAAGACGAAAGTCGGCCCGCTGACCGCGACCAGCCTGGATCTGGCGACGCCGCTGGCGTCCGCCGACCTCAACGAGACGCTGGTTCAGTACGCCGAAGTCAGTCTGACCAGTGCGCAGGTCAAAGCTCTGCGCGCGACCCCGGCCACGTTGGTGGCCGCCCCCGGCGCGGGCAAGGTGATCGAGTTCCTCGGTGCCTTCCTGTTCCTGGACTACGGCTCGAACGGGTTTACCGAGACGGCCGACAACCTGGGCATCTACTACGCGGGGGAGACGGTCGGGGTCTCGACGGTCATCGAGATGACCGGGTTCATCGACCAGACGGCCGACACCTTGATCGAGGCGTATCCGACCACGGCCGCAGCCAAGACCAAGACGGCGACCGAGAACAAGGCGCTCACGTTGAAGAACGCGGGCGACGGCGAAATCGCGGGCAACGCCGCGAACGACAACGTGTTGCGCGTCAAGGTCGCCTATCGTGTGCACGCTACGGGCTGGTAAGCTCGGGGCCGCCACGCGAGGGTAGGAGTACACCTCATGCCACAGTTCGTTGTGCAGAAGATGTTCGAAGGACCGATGGACCGGGTATTTCAGCCCGGCGAGTTGGTCGAAGCCGAAGGGTGGAAGAACCTGAACACCCTGATTTCGACGCGGTATCTGCGGACGGCCACGGCCGACGAGATCGCCAGCGCCGAATCGACGGAGCCGGTGTACGCGAGCAGCAAGAAGAAGAAGCGCGCCGTTGTGTCCACCTCGGCCTTGCGTCAGTAAGGCAGGTTGATCATGTGGTCCTACGATCCCAGCGGCGGCACCGTCACCGACCAGGTGCGGTTGCTGATTGGGGACACGGACAGCACGGACCAGCAACTCCAGAACGAGGAGCTGGCCACGTTGATCGCCGCGGCAGGCAGCACGACGTCTGCCGCGGCCATGGCGTGCCGCACGTTGGCGGCCCGCTACGCGCGGTTCGCGGACAAGTGGGTAGGCGACCTCAAGATTCTCGCCTCCCAGAAGTCGCGCGCGTACGAGCGGCTGGCTGAGCAGTACGAAGATCGGGGCGCGGTCTATGCCGTGCCGTCGGCTGGGGGCATTCGCCTTGCCGACAAGGAAGCTAACACCGCGAACACCGAGCTGGTGCAGCCCGCGTTCCGCATCGGCGTCCACGACAGCTAGTCCAGAAAGGAGTGGGGCATGGCGTTCGAGTCCGAGTTTCTCAGTATGATGCCCCACACCGTGACCGTGGCACCGTTCGTGTCTCGGGACAAGAATGGTGTCCCCACCTACGGCACGCCGCGCACGTTCCGCGCCCGGGTCACGGGCAAGGTCCTGTCCCTGCGAAGATCGGACCGCGCAGACAGCACGGTAGTGTTTGACGTGTACGTGCAGGCGGGCAACACAGTTATCACGGCGGATGACTTGTTGACGTTGGACGGAGATCCGGCCTGGGTCGATGGCACGCCGATTCTGTTTGCAGTCAGCCGGTCCACGGATGACGACGGCCACCACCACGTGAAGCTGCAGTGCGGGTGGATGTACCACAGACAAGGACAATGACCCATGGCCTGGACACGTGGATCCACGTCCTACCCCTCGCAAACGCTGTCCCGGGCGGACATTCGTCGGCTGTCCGATGAGGCCGGGTTCGACTCCAAGAGTGGGGGACTGGTCGGGTTTAGTGTCGTCGGATCGCTGGCGACCGAGGCCGTGAAATCTGTCATCCTGAGCAGCGTCGGGATGACTAGTCGGGCCATGGCCAAGGCCATTCTGAACAAAAGTCAGCACATTGTCCCCTACAATGAAGGCGACCTCTTCCGCAGTGCGTGGGGGCCGACCAAGATGGGGCTGCTCGAAGCCGCCGAAACTGCATCCAGTCCCACGGTGGCGTTCGCGGATCCTCGGGGCGAAGGCGGATTGAACGAACAGTATCTGCCCAAGGACGTGCGTCCCGAGGACGTGTTGACCGCGGTGCGTGCCGCCCAGTGGAAGGGCGGGGCCGTCGGCAATTCCGCCGAAGCGTTTGAGAACACATTCGAGTATCGGGTCGGCTACGACATCGAGTACGCGGTGTCCGTGCACGAAGGTTTGGTTCACGGAAAAGAGGTCCAGAACTGGACCGAAGGCAGAGGTCCATATCCCGACAAAAAGACCTCGCATTTCTTGGCCAATGCGTTTCTCGAAATGGAGAAACGTCAGGGCGTGCTGGTACGGGGCGTCATGAAGACCGTGTTGCAGGCGTTGCGCCCCCGAATTGAAGCCGAAGTGGCGGCCCGTGCCCAGGCGGAGATCACAAAAAAGACGACCGCTGCCGCTGGGTCGTTGGCCCCGGCCGGGATGCCGCGCCTGAACAAAATCAAGGCGGTGAGGCTCTAATGGCGGTGCTGGACGCCGTGGCGGACCGCTTGCTGGCGGCTGGGGTGGCGACCCCGGGAACGAACTTATTCCTGGGGCATTTGCCCTCGGGACCGGACACGTGCACGGCGTTGTTCCTGCGTGGGGGCGCGGCCCCCGTCCGAGGCATGGGCCCAGCGGGAACGCCCGCCGAGCTGGACCTGGTGACCGTGCAGGCCATGATCCGGGGCGGCACCATCCCGCAGGTTGAAGCGTTGCAGACGGGCATCATCGCCGCACTGGACCACTGGTGGGGCACGATTAGCGGCGTGGTGATTCAGTACTCGGAACTATCATATGCGCCCGCCGATCTTGGCATGGACGAGAACCGGCGACCGATGCGGTCGGTGGTCCTGAAACTGATGGTGCGACGATGACGCCCTGGGACGGGTTGCTGCTGCAGGTCATGGCCACGCGGGCGTCGGCGCACGCACTGACGTGCCAGCTAGACGTGCTGATTCGGACTTTGAACGAGGCCCGGACCGCCACGCCGGATGTCCCGGCCGTGGCCGCCCCGGCGTCCACGCCCAGTGTGCCGGATCCGTCTCCGGCGGCCGAGGCGTGCACGCATCCTGAAGACGCACGGTATCTGTGCCCGCGCATGGGCTATCCGAATGCGTATCTGTGCCGTGTCTGTGGTGAGGAGGTGTTGATCCCATGACGTATCGCAACATCGGGACGCAGCCACTGTTGTTGCCCGGTGGGTTTGTGCTCGGCCCTGGAGACACGTTCACTGGCGAGTTGCCCCAGTCCCTAGTCGAGTGGTTCGTGTCGATTGGGGGCCTTGCCGTGGACCCTGACGAGGATCCGGCCGTGCTCCCTGACGAAGAGGAGGAGGTGTAACCCATGGCCGGATTCGTGATGTTGAACGCCAAGGTGCTGCTTGGCGGATTGGATTTCTCGGGCCAGCACAGCAGTCTCCAGCTGGAATATGGCGCGGAGATGTTGGACGAGACCACGTTCCAGGCGGGGGTGGGCACTGCCACCCGGAAGATGAAGCCCGGGTTGAAGACGTTCACCTTCAACGGCGACATCTTCTGGGACGATGCGACGGACTTGGTTCTGTTCAACCGGATCACGGCCGCACGCGAAGTCATGTCGTGCGCGCCGGTCGGGGAGACCGAAGGCGACGGCGTGTTCTTCACCCAGGCGGTGAACGCGACCTACAATCCCGCGAGCGGCGAGATTGGCCAGTTGCTGAAGGCCAACATGTCCGGCAGCAACTCGAACCAGGCGCTGGTTCGGGGCAAGCTGATGAAGCGGGGCAATGTCTCGACCACCGGCACCAGCACCGGCATTCTGATGGGCGCGGTGACCGCGAGCCAGCGCATTTTCTCGGCGTTGCATGTGCTGTCGCCCACGACTGGCGGCGTGCCCAGTATCACGGTCATCATCGAG